GCCTATAAATTAGGACGTTGGGACGGCACGGTGAGTTTTTTTGGCCTTGGCGGAACCACATACATGTCTATGTTACCGCAGGTTCTAGAATTCCTTGAATCAAAAAATTACTATATTGAGCTCGATGACCAACGAAATCCAACCAACCTAAAATTTGACCAAATTTTTGAGGATTTTTGGGGAGAAAAAACCTGGCCCGACGGACATAGATTTGCTGGAGAGCCAATTCGTTTGCGCGACGACCAAGTTGAAGTTATCAATAAATTTTTAGAAAATCCTCAATGCATACAAGAAATTGCCACAGGTTTTGGTAAGACAATTACCACCGCAACCTTGGCAAAAATTTGTGAAAAATATGGTCGAACAATAACCATTGTTCCTAACAAGAGTCTAGTAGAACAAACCGAAGAAGATTTTATTAATTGTGGTCTTGATGTCGGAGTTTACTATGGAGATAGGAAAGATACTACTAAGACACATACGATTGCAACCTGGCAAAGTTTGAACATTTTAGACAAAAATTCTAAAGATTTTGACGAAATTTCGTCAGAAAAATTGTCAAAATTGCTAGAAAATGTTCAATGTGTAATGGTAGACGAAGTACACATGGCAAAAGCCGAAGTATTGAAAAATTTACTTACTCGTAATCTTGCCGACGCTCCTATACGTTGGGGTTTGACAGGTACCGTACCAAAAGCAGACCATGAATTTCAAAGCATTCGAGCAGCCTTAGGTGAAGTTGTGCATAGGGTTGCCGCTCATGAATTACAGGAAAAAGGAGTGCTGTCTGATTGTCATGTTCAAATTGTTCAAACAGCAGAGTTTCGAGAATTTGGCGGATATGCCGAAGAGTTAAAATTTCTAGTGACAGACCATGATAGAATGTTGTATATTAGTAATGTTATTAAAAAAATAGCAGATTCTGGCAATACACTAATTTTAGTTGACAGAATTGAGAGTGGCAACTTTCTCGCAGAAAATATTCCTGATAGTGTTTTTATTTCAGGAAAAGTAAAAACCAAAGACAGAAAAGAGGAATATAATGAGGTGGCAATTACTGATAACAAGATTATTGTGGCGACTTACGGTGTGGCCGCTGTGGGTATTAATATCCCCCGTATTTTTAATCTGGTTCTTCTGGAACCCGGAAAGAGCTTTGTCCGCGTTATACAAAGCATTGGGCGAGGCATTAGAAAAGCAGACGACAAGGACTTCGTCCAGATCTGGGATATCACGGCATCGACCAAGTATGCCAAGAGGCATCTTACTGAGAGGAAGAAATTTTATAAAGAAGCCAAATATCCGTTTACGATTGAAAAGGTAAAATACCAATAATGCAAATTTTAACATTAGAAAATAAAACATTCTATCTAAATGAATTACCTGACGAAATCGAAGAAGATTTAAGATTCTCTGTGCTTGACAACAGCGACAGTAGTAACCCTGATCATTTTTTTATTCCGTTAATATTTCTAGAAAGTTTTACAGGACCTGCCGTGGTCCTAAAAATAGGCGAATATGAATTAACCATGCCATTGGATTGGTGTACTATTGTCGGAGACCCAGAAGGACCTGACATGGAAATATTACCACTAACAAGTCTTAATGATCGTGGATTTAGAACATTTTGTTTTAATCCTATTAGTGGGTTCAGACCAGAATTTTTAGACATTGACATCATTGATGTTTATCAAGACGTAAAATGGTATTTTCCTAAAATGAAACCAGGACAGTTACTATGTACACCTTTGCATCCTGGTCATAAACCTCTATGTGCTTACTTTGTTAAAGAGGTAGGACGACAGAGTGAACTAGTTGATTACAGTAAGTGTTGGTGATTCTATGGGAAGACTAAGGCCGGGGGCAACCTATATCTACGAACAGGTAGACGGTATAACTTATGCAAGAGAGCAAGGTGCTCCAGCTGGTGAAAGATTTGAAATAGGTAGAGTCATCGATAGAAAAAAAGAAGACATAAAATTGGAAAGATCAATTTTATGGGCAGACATTTTAGACGAAGCTGAGAATCATCCTGCATTGAAAGATGCCACAGAAAAGTGTAAAATGTTATATTATCTCCTTAAAGGAAATTAATGGCTATAGGATTTTATGCAAAGAAAACACAAGAATTTATGCGTATTGATTCTACAGGCAATGTAGGAATTGGTACATCTGCACCTATATCATCACTTGATAATTACAATGAATGGCAGGAAATCCTTGATGCTGCCAAAGTAAATCCAGCTATAAAAATTGCATTAGAAAGATTAAGAACAACATACTATTTGAGCAAAGAAAATGGCAGCGAAACTTGATATTAAAAGAGAATTGAATGCTGTAGATCAAAGAAATTATGATTTCTTTGATAATCTCACCGACGACGAAAAGAAAGCATTTAGTCCTTATATTCTCATGCGTTATACCAGTAATGTTCAAGGAGATGCAGATTTACAAGAATGGTTTGTTGAAATGACCAACGAACTTGTTAATAAAAATCACTGGGATCTTAGCAAGAACCATAAAGCTCTGTTATGGAAATTATTTGCCGCGTCGGGTGTAGGAACAAATTGCTATCATCCATATCTTGCTGCTGGAAAAAAAGAAAAAGTTAATAAAATTGAAAAACTTCTAGCAGAGCTATACCCATCAAGAAAAATGAGCGATATTAAATTGTTAGCATCTATGATGGACAATAATGATAAAGAAGAACTCTTTGATAAGATGGGATTTGATAAGAAACAAAGAAAAGAATACGAATGATTGACCTTGTGGCACAACCCTTTAAATGTGTACATTGTAATAAGAGTTTCATGCAAGAAAAAACTCTTGTAGCGCACATGTGCGAAAGAAAAAGGCGTGCTCTACAAAAAGACGAGAAGCGTGTGCAGGCCGGCTTCATGGCATATAATCGTTTTTGGCAACTAACACAAAACGCCAAAAAACCAAAGACCTATGATAATTTTGCTGACAGCGGATATTACAATGCCTTTGTAAAGTTTGGCAGTTTTATCAATAATGTAAATCCTTTGTACCCTGAAAAGTTCATTGACTATGTAATTAAAAGCGGAATAAAATTAGATCATTGGTGCAAAGATGAATTATATGAGCAATATCTATTTGAAACACTAAAAACCGAACCGGTTGAAAGTGCAGTCCAACGATCGTTGCAGACTATGATGGAATGGGCAGATGAACACAAGGCAATGTTTCCTCATTACTTTGCCTATGTAAGCCTGAACAAGGCAGTACATGATATCAGAAATGGATTTGTAAGCCCTTGGATTATTTTAAATACAAAAACAGGTCAAACTATGGTTCGTAATATGAATGATGAACAGTTAGACATGATAGCACCTGCATTTGATGTTCCTTACTGGGTTAGAAAATTCAAAGAAGTACCAGCAGATGTTGCTCTTGTAAAAGAAATATGTAAAGAGGTTGGCATTGAATAAAGACGAACTAACAATTAGAGAATTTTGCCACTCACATCAAATTCGCGTCGTTGATACCAACAAGCGAGCACACAAATATCACAAGATTGATGTAAGGTATTTTGCTGATCCTATGGATTACAATAGAGTAAATCCAATGGTGTTAGAGTATGACACTGAAAAACTTTATACGGTAGAAATTTCCGAAAGCGAACTACAGAAGATTGCAGACTTTGAAAGTCAGGTCTTTAATCATATGAAACAGCATGGACACTATGATATGTTTAACTATATCATGGAACAAAAAGAACAAGAAAAATTTTTAAAGGACAAATATCCGGCAGTTAAAAAAGCATACGAACATTATAGTCTGATGTTGAAACTAGCGGAAAGTGGAGAGCTATGAGAGAACACAAACCAAAAGAAGGCAGTCGATGGACTGCCTATGATGGCAATATATTTCGAGTATTGAATACCACCGAAATAGACGAACATATTTGGGTACACTATATTCTTGAAGGCAAATTTCCTAGAGAATATAGTTGTTATCTTGAGAGCTTTCTTTCAAGATTTAGTGAGATACCAAAATGACACGATTGCAAGGATACGTAGAAAAAGGTTGGGGGCATGAATTTATTTTTGCCAGCAATGACAAGTACTGTGGTAAGTTACTTAAATTTAATACTGATGCAAAATTTAGTATGCATTTTCATGCTGAAAAAGATGAAACCTGGTTTGTTCTCAGTGGTAGATTTTTAGTTCGTTATATCGATACCAAAAATGCCGAAGTTAGCGAAAGAGAATTAAAGGCCAATGATGTTTGGCATAATCCCCCATTGTTCCCTCATCAGGTTATCTGCCTAGAAGAAGGAATATTAATTGAGGTTAGTACACCAGATAGTGTTGAAGATAACTATCGCGTTGCTAAAGGTGACAGTCAAAAATGAATATTTTATTAACAGGTCATAAAGGATTTATTGGACAAAATTTAATGAATTCTTTAGATGCCGATGGTCACAATGTTTTTGTGTATGACTGGGAGTCTCCCGGATTTCCAAGCGTAGAAGGGCTCGATTGGTGTTTGCATGTTGGTGCTATCAGTTCAACAGCCGAAAAAGATGTTGACAAGATTATGAATCAAAATTATGATTTTAGCAGATGGTTGTTACTAGAATGCAATAAGCATAATGTAAATTTTCAATTTTCTAGTAGTGCCAGCGTCTATGGGTTAGGAGAAAATTTCAATGAAGAAGCACCTGTAAATCCCCAAAGTCCATATGCATGGAGCAAATATCTTTTTGAAAGATTTGCTACAAAAATATCTGTAGGGTGGAAAATTAAAATACAAATGTTTAGATATTTTAATGTCTATGGTGCAGGCGAAGATCACAAAGAACAGCCTAGTCCTTATACAGTATTTGAACGCCAGGCCAAAGAAACAGGCACTATAAAATTATTTGAAGGTTCCGAAAATTATCTTAGAGATTTTGTCCCTATAGAAACTATTGTCTCTGTACACAAGAAATTTTTTGATGTTGATAAAAGCGGGATTTGGAATGTAGGCACAGGCCGTCCAACAAGTTTTGAATCTGTAGCAAGAATGGTTGCAGAAAAATACAATGCTAGAGTTGAATATATTCCTATGCCGGAGCATCTAAAAAATCAATATCAAAAATATACCTGTGCAGACCTAACTAAAATTAGACAAGAAATTAATCTATGAAAGTTTTCGTAAACGGTACCTTTGATCTATTACATCGAGGACATCTAGAAATGTTAAAATACGCCAGTAGTCTTGGTGACGAATTAATGGTGTGTATAGACAGTGATAGCCGTGTTAAAGAATTAAAAGGCAACGATCGACCTGTTAATAATCAAGAAGATAGAAAATTCATGATAGATAGTTTAAAATATGTCACACGTTGTTGGATCTTTAGCGATGAAGAAGAACTAGAAAAAATTATTGAACTATATAGCCCCGATATCATGGTCAAAGGCAGCGACTATAAAGATAAGCACATTGTGGGCGCACAATATTGTAAAGAAATAAAATTTTATGAGCACACAGGACATTCTACCACGAGACTCATTCAACGTATTACTAATCGGTGACAGTTGCGTTGACGAGTATAAAATTGGAACAGTGGATAGACTAAGTCCAGAAGCGCCTGTGCCTGTGATTAAAATTGTCGACACCGAAACAGTTGCAGGAATGGCTTCAAATGTTAAGAAAAATTTTGAAAACCTCGGTGTATATGTTGATTTTGTAACCAATAACGAAATAATTTTAAAGACACGATATATCGATAAGAGATCAGGTCAACATCTTATACGAGTTGATAGCGAACCAAAACTAACTAAGTGGTCTCAACAAACACCATTTCCTATTACTGAATACGATGTAATTGTAATCAGCGATTATAATAAAGGATTTCTTGAATACGAAGATATAGAGTACATTATAAAAAATACTCAGTGTCCAATTTTTATAGATACAAAAAAAACTCAACTAGCCGACATCAGTCACGAGAGAGTCTTCTTCAAAATCAATGAGCTAGAGGCCAAGCAAGCAAGAAGCATTCCTAGTAATTTAATTGTTACAGTTGGCGATAGAGGAGCCCTTTATAATGGTCAAATATTTCCTACCAAGCCCGTAGAAGTTATGGATGTCTGCGGCTGCGGTGATACTTTTTTGGCAGCATTGACTGTGCAATATCTATATACAAAAAATATAGAAAAAAGTATAATGTTTGCTAACGTGGCGGCCGGAATAACCGTTCAACACAGAGGAAATTATGCTCCATCATTTGATGAGGTAAGAAATGCCGGATATCGATATTGACTTTGCAGATAGAACTAAAATTTTGGATATAATTCCACATATTCCTGCGGCTATAATTGAAAAAGATGTCATCCGAAAACATAACACAGGCGTTTATTGTAGTAGCATCCCGATAAATCCATTAACAGGTACAGCCAGTATAGACTATCGAGAAGCAGAAGAAAGAGGTTATTTTAAAATAGATTTTCTTAATGTAAGTATATACCAAGATATACGCAATGAAGAACATCTTACCGAACTTTTGAATAAGGAACCATTATGGGAACTATTGCTTCAAGACGAATTTACGAATCTATTGTTTCACGTGAATGGCCACGGAACGATTTTGAAAAAGATGCAGCCGAAAAGCATCGAGGAGCTTGCGATGGTCTTGGCCATGATACGCCCTGCGAAACGTTATCTGATTGGGCAAGACTGGTCAGACGTGAAGAAAGAAGTTTGGCTGAAACCCGCCGACGATAGTTATTATTTTAAGAAAGCACATGCCATTGCCTATGCAGCGGCGATTGTTGTACAGATGAATTTAATCTGTGAAAAAATTAGCTACGAACACTTCTAGGACTGCGAACAAGCTGAATTGATTTACGTTTAATACGTTTTTCTGCAATCTCACTTAAATTTATTACTGGTCCAAATAAAACTTCAATATCTTTGCTGTTGAATGTTTTTATTGCATATCTAAATACTTGCATTTCTTTCTTTAGAAAAATATTAATTGGTATTTTTCTATTACTTTCCCACCACCATGTTTCTCCTAGATCTAAAAACAGCTTTTTTTCATCATCTGATCTTATAGAAGATATATCATATATGCTGGCGACAAAATTATCGAGATTGACTATAATCCCTACGTATTCAGTATCATTGGACTTTAGACACGAAATAAAAGGATAATTAGATTGAAATGCACTTGGGGTAATCATCAAATAAATATAAAATATGCAAAATTTACCAATCTATTTATATCCAAATTCTCTAGATGTTATATTAGATTTGGACTCAACAATAAGAGGAGTCAATCGAGTTATGTACCAACGCGACCTTAAAATACAAAAGGGTATAAAAAATAAAATACGTGTTCAGTTTAAAAACAGCGATCAGAAACGTATAATTGTATCGACTTCTACAAATTATGTTTTCAGCATGTTTGACGTTTCTAGTCAACGTTTATTGTTAGAGAAAAATCTAGAGGTATTAGATGACGGAACTACCTTATCATTAAGGGGACTGGCAGAATTAACCTTGTCCGAAAATGATACTATGGATTTAGATGTTGGTGATTACCAATTTAGCGTTAAGTACTTAGATCCTAATGATCATACTTATTTGCCTGCATACAGTAATACCTATTACGGAGTTGCAGGACACATTAAACTAAGTCAAGACGTATATCCTGTGTTACAACCTAGCCAGGAGGTAACCAGTTTCCAAAAGCTCTACAACGACGATATTCAACTTTATCAAAATTATTCTGGTAACATTTATGCGTACCCAGAATACAATAGCAACACGGCGTTACACACCATGGCTATGTACATGACCAACTATAAAGGTACCGTGGCTGTGCAAGGAACATTATATAATAGCCCACAGAGTTCAAACCGTTATGTAACATTAGAAACAAGAACCTATAATGGATTTAGTGGCGTTGATTATGTAAACTTCCATGGATTATTTTCGTATGTTAGATTAGTGTTTACTCCTGAAAAGGGCCCTTTAGATCCTAACAACGATAATCCAAATTATTCAGGAACCTTTGACAAACTATTGTATAGATGCTAAAATAAAGTGTGAACGAAATTTTATCCACACTTTTGGCTCTATTACCACCTAACAGGAAAAATACCTCAGGTGGTTGGGTCAGCTTCAATGCCGTCTGCTGTCACCATCGCGGTGAAAAGCCAGACTCACGTAAGCGCGGCGGTATTAAAACAGAAGCAGATTCCTGGACCTATCATTGCTTTAACTGTGGATTTAAAGCCGGGTGGAGTCCTGGAAAACTTTTAAGCTCTAATACCAAAAGTCTATTTCGTTGGCTAGGGCTCAATGACACAGATATTGGTAAATTAGGTATAGCTGCATTAAAGGCTCAAGAAAATTTACCAAAAACAGAAAAAGCATTAAATTTTACACTTAAAGATGTACCATTACCAGATCAAAGTCAACTGTTAATTGATTATATACAGCAAGGGCAGGATGTTACTCCTATGCTAGAATACCTAATCAATAGAGGAATGGATATTGATTGGTATGATTGGATGTGGAGCCCTGCACCCGGATATCAAGATAGGCTATTAATACCGTTCTATCAAGATAAAAGAATTGTGGGTTATACAGGACGAAAGATCACCGACGGTCGCCCAAAATACCTCACAGACAGTCAAAGCGGATATGTTTTTAACCTAGATCGCCAGACTCATGAACGTCAATACATCATAGTCGTAGAAGGACAATTTGATGCTATAGCAATAGATGGCGTAGCCATTATGACCAATGAGCCCAACGATGTTCAGGTTGCACGTATATCTGCATTGAACAGGGAAGTTATCTGTGTACCTGACCGAGATAAGCCCGGCGCAAAAATGCTCAAACATGCCATTAAAAATAATTGGAGTGTTAGTCTGCCACCCTGGGGTGATGACATCAAAGACGTGGCCGATGCTGTAAAACATTTTGGAAGACTGTATACGTTGACCACAATCTTGCACTACAAGGTTGCAGGAGAGATAAAAATAAATCTACTGAAGAAAAAATTAGAGAGCCTTGATGAGTAATAAACCAAACTATAACTATGAGATGCAACATCTCTACTTAGAAATGTTTCTAAGTGATGCGGAAACATTTATACGTTGCCAAAATATTTTTGATCCAGAAAATTTTGATCAAAGATTAAAAGGTGCAGCCGAGTTTATCACACGCTATGTTGATGAATACAAGGTCATGCCTGAACCTGCTATTGTCAATGCTTCTACCAAATCAGATTTTCAAGGGTTACAACTACCTAAAGAAAACTACGATTGGCTAATGGATGAATTTGAAAATTTTAGCAGGCACAAAGGACTAGAACGTGCAATTATCAAGAGCAGTGATCTGTTAGAAGAAGGCGACTATGGGCCTGTAGAAAAACTAGTCAAAGACGCAATTCAAATTAGTTTAAACAAGGACATGGGTACAAACTACTTTGAAGATCCTAGAGGACGCCTAGAACGTTTAAAGAGCAGTAACGGGCAAATTAGCACAGGATGGCCCAGTGTAGATAAGAAACTCTATGGTGGATTTAACCGTGGAGAGTTGAACATTTTCTGTGCGGCTTCCGGCGGCGGTAAAAGTTTGTTCCTGGCAAATTTAGGCGTAAACTGGGCACTAATGGGATTGAATGTAGTTTATCTAACATTTGAATTAAGTGAAAATCTAGTCAGTATGCGACTAGATTCTATGACCACAGGCATCGGTACTAGAGATATTTTTAGGAACATTGATGATGTAGAATTAAAGGTTAAAATGCTACAAAAACGCAGTGGACACCTACAGATCAAGTATATGCCCTCAGGTAAAAATTGCAACGATATTCGTGCATATTTGAAGGAATATCAGGTCAAAACAGGTCAAAAACCGGATGTTTTGTTAATAGATTACCTTGATTTGATGATGCCTTTATCTGTGAAGGTTAGCCCTAGCGATCTGTTTGTTAAAGACAAATATGTATCAGAAGAGATTCGAAACTTGGCTATGGAAACACAATGTATTACTGTTACAGCGTCACAGTTAAACCGCTCTGCTGTGGAAGAAATTGAATTTGATCACAGTCATATTTCGGGCGGTTTGAGCAAGATTATGACAGCGGATAATGTTATAGGTATCTTTACCAGTCGTGCTATGAAAGAACGTGGACGCTATCAAATCCAGTTTATGAAAACACGTAGCAGTTCGGGTGTAGGGCAAAAAGTTGATCTAGAATTTAACTTAGATACACTGAGAATTTCGGATCTTGGCGACGAAGGTGACACCGGAAATAGCACAGGATCCGCACAGCCTAACAACAATAGACCCGGTGGCGGTACTGCCAATATTATGAATTCTCTAAAAAGGACCAGTACAGTTAGTACTACCACTGATCCTGAAACCGGAGAGATCATTGAAGCTGTTGATCCCAAAGCTGGTCAGAATTTCCGTGGCAGCGCGGTTAAAACCGGTGCACCGCTGATTAGATCTATGTTGGAAAATTTGAATCCCGAACGGGATGATTAAAACCAAACACTGGCCTGGAATTTAGCACTTTCTTCTAAGCACTGACGCCATTGCTCTGGACCTTCACCGTTGAATATCAGTTCTTCGGTGGCTGGAACAATTTCCCATTTATGTGGTTCTATGCGCGAGCGCGGGTCTAGCTGTTGATCCAAACGTCCATCTTCCCAGATCCAATAACCGGCACAGGCTCTGTAGTTTTTAGGGCCTTGTCCGCCGGCTATGGCTGCTAGTACAGAAATGTCGTTGGTCACAGAAATTTCATCGTTGAGCTGTACCGTACTAAGTCCACGCCAGTCGTTGCTGTGTATTACGTGTATTTTATTCTGGCTGATATTGCCACCATAGTACAAAGGATCTGCGTTAGGATAAATCATGCCTATGTTGTTGGCCACGGTCTGCAGATCTATTTCTTCTAAAGGATTGTTTACCTGTAGACCTATGCCTATGTTATTGGCGTGTGTGACCAGCAGTAATACGCTGCGGCCCAGTTCGTCCTTGGGATTGTTAGGATTGGCAATTAATAAATGCCCGGCGTAACGTTGTTTTTTTGTCATTGCAATTGATATTTAGCCCATAAATACTGGACTATGAATGACTTTGAGCAGTTAGACCCTCGGCACAGACCAGTGAATCACAACACAGTCTTAGACCCCGATCTCTGGGAAAATCGCAGACTAAAAAGTTCAGTGCGCGGCGCACTACTGAACATAGCCCAGGATTTTGTACGGTTTGTTGAAGTGCCGTTTCCGGTGCTGGACATAGTTATAACCGGGGGCCTGGCCAACTACAACTACACCGAACACAGTGACATAGATCTGCACATTGTCACGGACTATGCCAGCATTGACTGCGATCGTGCTGTGGCTGAGCTGTTTGACAGCAAACGTTTGCTGTACAATCGTCGCTACGACATTACCGTGGCCAATCGTCCTGTGGAACTGTATGTAGAAGATCAAGATAGACCCGCGGTCAGCGGTGGCAGCTACAGCATACTGCGAGGTCGTTGGATCACTGAACCTAGCCCCAATTTACCTGAATATGATCCTCAAGAGTTAGAACACTGGGTTAAAAACTGGAGTCAGATACTGCGAACAGCAGTCTTAAGCGGTCGTAGAAGTACACTGAAACGAGCCGTGGATCTACTTAGACAGTATCGTAGACTGGGCCTGGCCACCGAAGCCGGAGAATTCAGCATACCCAATTTGGTCTACAAAACACTGAGAAATGCCCAGGTCATGCAGAGTGTACAGACCTTATTAGACCGTTGGCACGATCAAGAATTAAGTATATAATATATACATATATCCTCAAAGAAAGATTATATGAAACCAAGACTTTATCTAGACATGGATGGTGTTCTAGCGGATTTTAACAGAGCTGCTGCGGAATTACTGGGCGAGCCTGAACAGAGCCAACATCAAGCCGCCGAACGTGGACGCTGGCCCCAGGCTCAATGGCAGAGAATCAGTGAAAATCCACACTTTTATAGAACTCTGCCCAAAATGCCGGCAGCAGACAGCCTAGTAGATCTGGCCACAAAATTCAGAGATCATCTGGACTATGAACTGTGCATACTTACAGCCATACCTCGAGACAATGACATGCCCGATGCATTTCACGACAAACTACTGTGGATCCAGGAGCACTATGCTGATGTTAACTTTAGAGTATACTTTGGCCCGTACAGTCATGACAAGAAACATCACTGTAGACAGCCCGATGATATATTAGTAGA